TGTGTTCTGTATATTTAGAGTGTATGCCTACCCTCGTGTAGGAAACCCAGCAAGTATACGTCGCGTCCACCTTGAACTCATCGGGTTCAGGGTAACGACACATGCAGCGGCATCTTCGGAGCATTTATTTTATTATAAAAACAACAAGTTAAGACAAGAAAGATCAATTTTAAAACTTATTATTTTTCAGTAAAACAATCAAAAATAGGCTTATAGTAGGCTTCAAAAATATTGTGTTATATTGCTGTATATCGTTTCACACCTTTTAAGTCACCATGAGCCAAAGATATAAGCTTACTAAAACATTTATCGACAGTATCCCCCTCGAAGAAAGCGGAAGTAAATTTTATCGTGACTCAGTTACTATTGGTTTTGGCGTAATTGCAACTAAGTCGAAAACCTATTTTGTTGAAACGAGAATGCCTGACGGTCGAAACAAAAGGAAGTCAATTGGCAAACATGGCGTATATACTCTTGAGCAAGCACGTACTGAAGCTAAAAAAATATTGTTAATGATGCATCAGGGTATTGATCCAGTTGCTCAAAAAAGACAATTAAAGAATGACTTTAAATCCGAAAAAGAAGCAAATGAATTAATCCCAACGCTTGAACAAGCCTATGAAGTCTACAAAAGTAAAAAAAAGCTAAGCGCTAATACAATTGATGCTTATGACCGATGTGCCAATGATTATTTTAAAGATTGGAAAAACATCAAAATTACTGAGATTTCTCAGAAAATGACTTTAAACAAGCATATGGATTTATCTGAGCGAAGTTTAGCGCAGGCAAATCTTGCAATGAAGTTTTTATCAGCTGTCTACAACTTCAATGCCTCAATTCTATATAACGATAATGATGAAAAAATCATCACAGAGAAAAGCCCTGTTGGAGTTATTTACAAAGAGAAGAAATGGAACAAGATAAAACGTCGTAAAGGGTATATTCGGGCAGACCAAATTCACGATTGGTCACTTGCCGTGTGTACGACTTGGTGGGCAGGCAATCAAAATTTAAATCATCGGGCCTACACAAATCAGGACTTTTTACTCCTATTGATCCTAACCGGATTCCGAAGAGAAGAAGGTGAAACACTAGAATGGGCAAATGTTGACTTAAAATATGGAACTATAAAAATTCAGGATCCGAAAAATCACGAAGACCTTCTCCTACCGATGGGAGAAATGCTTTGGTATATTTTGGAAGAACGTAAAAAACTTGCTGGTAATAATAAGTACGTTTTCGCTAGTGATACGCCTGATTCACATATCGTTGATAAGCGTGATGCTCGTCACACAATTACTGAAACAACTGGTATTGAATTTACATTTCATGATTTGCGGAGAACATTCGGAACTATCGCAAATAGTCTAGCGATTGGTAGTTACACAATTAAAAAACTCATCAATCACATGGTTGGTGATGATGACAACGATGTAACCGATGGGTATGTCCAAGTGACTTTTGATGATCTTCGTAAAGCTATGAATATGATTGAAAATGTTGTGCTATCTGATATTTCAAAAGCTTTGATCAAAAACAGAATCTACTTTGAACAAAAATCAATAAGGAATATGCAAGAAAAGTGGATTGAGCATAACAATATTATTATAAATAGATATTCTGAATAGTTGGGCTGATTAGAATGGTCCTAAATATTAAATTACTTACTAAGAATTTGAGAATTAGCATATGAAAGATTGGGTTTACTTTTATATTGAGCACACAATTAAATATGGTGAGCCATTTTACAAAGAGATAGGATGGTCATTAGGTTTAAGGAATAATTTTATGGTAGTAAGTTTAATACATAGCTGACATAGGATTGATTAAATAATTTTAGAGGGATCTTAATATGTGTGCAAACTATGAACCTATATCAAAAGACCGGGTACACCTACTAGATCTCTTTGAACCTACTTTCGAATATAAAGCGGATGTTTACCCGGGTTACGACTGCCCTCTTATTTTTTCTAAAGATGGCCACATCGAATGGCGAGAAGTTAAGTTCGGTATGATTCCGCCTTGGAACCATGACCTAAAATTCTCAAAATATACCTATAACGCTAGAACTGAGACCGTTGATAAAAAGCCGAGTTTCCGACATGCATGGGCTAAAAGCCAATTCGCACTAATACCAGTCGAAAAAATCTATGAACCGAGATATGTGAATGGTAAAGCGGAAAGATGGGGAATTTATCGAGAAGATGGCTTACCTTTCACAGTAGCTGCTATTTATGATTCGACTGTGATTGATGGACAGCAAGTAAGATCTATGTCGATGCTGACTATTAATGCAGATAATCATCCTTTCATGAGCCAGTTCCATAAACCAGAAGATGAGAAAAGATCTATCATCGTTATTCCTGAAGAGTATCGAGAAGATTGGCTAAACTGCAAAAAAGAAGATGCTGATCAATTTTTCTTTGAGATGCCCTTAGGTGAATTTACAGCAAATTATTTTCCAAAAGCTAACAAAAAACCGCCAACCTAAGTCAGCGGCTTTAATCAGTCAATATTAAGTAGCAAGTTTATTAACGAATAATAAAATCAGCTACTTGGAGTAAGTCAGCTATAAAGCTTAATACTCGCAAGCAAACGACTAACACTTGGTTACCCATCGCCGCTCTCCTTAAAAGAGCATTGCCTTATGCCATGTTTTGCGTTTTAATACAGCTAATGCATATCGAATGTCGTCATCGGTGACAGCGTCGTTGGTAGCGTCGCAGTTACACTCGTATAAGCTGATCGTATCGCAACATCAGTTAGCAGTAGTAAGCATTGTTGGTAGCATTGCTCTCTACTGTAAATGATATGGCACAAGTCAATGCAGGTTTATATTCCTCCCCCAGTCGATGTTCCCCTTTAAGAATTTCGACTGTGCGGGGGTTTCAAAATTCCTTCTCAACTTCCCACTTCTATTGTCGTGGTTATCTAAAAAGGATAAACACAAGAAATAAAATCTATCCTTGTGTGTAATCAAGATATGAGATTTCCATCAATATATCAATCTTGACTTTTTACTTATTTTTCAACTGTATGATTGATAAAGAGATAGCATAGCAAAGCTATTCAAAAACATTTATAGATAACTTTGTGGATAACTCTATAATCAAGAACTTAGATGTAAATAGTCCTTGAAGTGACTCATTTTTTTATAATTTTTCTTGTTGCTTTTTTTCATTCTTCAACTCCATGTTTACAATGTAAATGTGTGTATATAGATATTTATTTTCTGACCAAATGCACAGAAAGGCACGTCAATTTTTGACTTCTACTTGTTTATCCACAAGTTTTTAAATTTGAAATTTAACTAAGCTCTAGCATATCATCTTGAATATGTTACTAATTCAAGTTAGGGGATATTCTATGAGCGAAATTGCACCATCCATTATTCAGATAAAACCATATCTACAAAGTGGTATTGTTTTATCTGAAGCCTTATCAATCAAACAAGTTATACCAACCACTCACCTACTTGTCCCTTACGCTCTAGAAAAAATTTCCGCTGGCTTCCCCTCTCCTGCACAAGACTATATAGATAAAGCGCTCGATATGAACGAGCACTTAATAAAAAATGAAACCGCTACGTTTATTGTGAAAGTTGCTTCGCTATCGATGCTTAATGCGGGGATCGATATTGACGATGAACTTATTGTTGATCGCAGCTTAGATGCTAAGCACGGCGATATTGTTGTAGCACTAATCGATAACGATTTCACCGTTAAGCGTCTAATGATTGAAGAGTCTAGAAAATGGCTTAAAGCTGAAAACCCTGAATATAAAAATATCTACCTACAAGAAGGACAAGAACTAATTATTTGGGGCGTTGTCACCTGCATCATTAAAATGATTAGAAACTCATGAAACATGAGAACAAAGTCTTTTTCTTGATTGACGTCAATAACATGTACGTTTCATGTGAGAGAGTCTTTGATCCTAGTTTAAACAATAAGTCTGTGATTGTTCTCAGTAACAATGATGGGTGCGCCGTGGCGCGCAGCAATGAGTCAAAAGCCCTAAATATAAAAATGGGTGTACCGCTGTTCCAGATCAAAGATATTGTTCAGCAACATAACGTAATCGTACTTTCAAGCAACTATGCAATGTATGCAGAAATGTCGAGGCGTTTTCATAAGATTCTGAGTTCGTACGTAACTGATGAAGAGGTTGAGCCTTACTCAATAGATGAGTGTTTCGTTGATTTTACCGCTTATGAGAAAAACTTTGATTTAGAAAAAGTTGGCCAAGAGATGCGACAACAAATATGGAAATGGCTTGGCTTACCTGTTTGCGTCGGTATTGGAAGAAGTAAGACAGAATCGAAGATTGCCAACCATATAGCAAAAAAGAATCCGGGCTTTAACAGTGTGTGCGATCTCGTAAATATGGATCCTTGCAACAAAGAATATTACTTCTCATTAATTGAAGTATCTGAAGTTTGGGGTGTAGGCCGTAAGCATTCAAAAAAGTTGCAATCAATGGGCATTAATACTGTTTTAGATCTGGCTTGTGCAGAGCCTCGAGAGATGCAGAAAAAGTTTTCAATTGTTATGGCTCGTACTATCTATGAACTGCAAGGTATTTCATGCATTGAGATCGAGCATACTCCCCCATCCAAAAAACAGATTGTAGCAAGCCGGTCTTTTGGCGGTCGCGTAACTGAATTAACGGATCTAAAAGAAGCAATCTCAATGTATGCTCAGGATGCATGTAAGCGGTTGAGAGATGAAGGGCTTTTATGCGGATGTATGATTGCTTTTGTCCAATCTAATCCTTTTGATCCAAATGTGCCTTTTTACAACAAATCAATCACAGGTTCGTTTTCTGAACCCACTGATTGCGCAATTGATTTTGTTAAAGCAGCAACAAGCATGTTGAACGATATCTATAAAGAAGGGATTAAATATAAAAAATGTGGTGTTGTGCTGACAGGCTTAGAGCCAAAGTCTGGCCATACTTATGACCTATTAACCGACTTCGAGCACATAGAGAAAAAGGAATGTTTGATGCAGGCTATGGATGGTATTCATAGCAAGTTTGGAAAGAAGAAATTAGGGGTCGGACCATGTTTTATTCCTGGTCGGAACTGGTCAATGAGTAGAGATAAATTGAGTAGAAATCCTTTTATATGGGATCAGTTGATATTAGTAAAGTAAAAAAAACACCTAAGATGGATATGCCTGAAGCTCTTAGGTGCTGTTCTATAACTCGATTGGGTAAGTAGAACAAAGGCTAAGCGAGGATTGGGTAACCTCTCAGTAAAAGTAACAATGATTTATTTTAAAATCAATTTCATAAATTGCGTGAATATTCAACTAAATTGCAAACAAAAAATATAAATTAATATATTAAAAATAAATAATGAAATCGCAATTTTATGATATTTATTTCACACATTATTTATAATAATAAATTTAAATCTCATTACAAAATTAAAGAGTAAAAAAATAAAATTATAAAAATAAAATAATTTTTACCAAAAAATAAAAATAACGTCCTGATTTGAAAACATAAAGTCCTAATTGGACAATATTAATTATAAATTTTTTCATCTTTTTATGTAACATTAATATACATATCTCCCATAAACCAATCTGTTTAATTTTTGTACTTTTAAATCTATGGCAATTTTTATCAAGCATACTCATATTATTTATGATTATTTAGTTAGCAATAAGCTTTCCAATCCTGAAATAGACTCTAAAATTTTAAAAATTGAGGGGGTGGAGAGCTTTATAAACTCAAATAATTGTAAAGTTGCATTTAAAAACTTAGTAAAATATTGCTCAACTTTAAGAGATTTAGGTATTCCTCTTAAAGCTGGTGAAATTGATATAAATAATTATGGATTAATTGAATTAGGCCTTCAAATTCAAGAAAATTACTTACAAGCATTACAGTTTATAACTGACAATCAAAGTTTAATTTTTCCATTTGCACAGGTTGAGCTTCAATACAATCGAATACTAAAATTCATAATAGATCCACTTTTATTTATTGATGAGAGAATTTATGGCTATATTTTTACTGTAGAATACCATCTGAGTCAAATATATAGTCTTGTGAAACAAATTATCTGCAATTCTTTAGTCGTAAAAAATATTAAAGTAAAGTATGCAGAAAATGAATATAGTTATTTAATTAAGAATTATTTCAATTGTGAAGTAATTTTTAATTCACCTGAGAACTCTCTCACCATTGATATAACGCGTGATAAACTTTATCAAAAAATTACTCCTTATCCTTATAGAGATATTCGGAAAAAAATTGACATTTTACTAAATAAAACAAATGTTGAAAATAAATCTAACGGTGAATTGAAAAGTAAAATCTTATCAATTTTAGATTCTCAACAGAATTCTAATATTGATGAATTTACTATTTCAAATTATTTAAATATGCACCCACGTACATTAAGACGAAAACTTCATGCTGAGGGCATATCATTTAGAGAAATTATAAATGAGTACAAGATGGATAGAGCCATTTTCTTAATATCTTCTACAAACTATAATTATAAACAAATCGCTTTTATGATTGGTTTTAAAAATAATGCCAGCTTTAGCAAAGCCTTTAAAAAATGGACAGGAAAAACACCACAAGAATTCAAAACAAGTTTATATTATTAATAAAAAATCAACCCTACCAACATAATTAAGAATAAAAAAGATACTACAGTTGTAAAAGGATAGAATAGAACAATTAAAATTTTATCAAACCAATGAATATAAGGATTATCTTTCAAACCTATAATTTTAACAATTGAAAAAATTAGTGAACCTATAAAAACTAAAGTAATTAAAAGCATAAGTATAAAATCCCCGAAGATATAACGATCCATTTCAAAATTCCATTTAATAATTTCAAACTCTAAACTCATCCAACCAATACTCATCAATACTATTAAATTTATTTAGTCGTTTTTTTTGTATTATTTCTTCCTCTTCAGCTAATCTAATAAAATCAAGAATTTCATAAGAACTTACAAATCTAAAACATGCATTATTTTCAATTGGAAACTTAAAAACCACTATTTTATTAATGAACTCCAATGGATAAAACATACACAACACCAACAAAATAATTACAAAAATATTATAGTTGCAATATATTATTCATATAGGACATTTATATTTCCATTTAGGACAAATTTAATTATTTTTATAATTAAAAATTTATTATTTTTTAATACAGATTTAATAATTATCTATTCATATAAAGTTATTATCTTAATCAAATAATATTATTTATGTGCTAATCTTCACATTATTATTGATCATATGAACTGTGCATCCTGAAAGCAGAATGCACGTCATTGTTAGGATCAATGCAAACTTAGAATGCTTACAATGATAGACTTTCATTCTATGAAATCCGATTGCTGATCCAGCCATAGAAAAAGTGCTCTTGGCTTGGATTACGTTCGCAGATTTCAATGTAATGCTGACCTTGCATAATATTCAGCACACGCACTAAGACTTTCTCGCCTTCTTTACCACGTTTGGCCAAATAAGTTTTTAGAGCACTTAAAGTCACTGAACCGTAAACTCCATCAACCTTTAAATCCTCATACCCAGCTTTACCTTGGTTATTCAGCAAGTTCAAAGCACATTGTAAAAGTGGTTTTGCAAAGCCAGTACCGCAATTAACACCAGTGTCTAAAAGCTCTTCAGCAACCAACGAGCTAATTACATTCACTTGATCAAATCGCGGAGCTGTCCAGTATTGTTTACGGTAAATAGACTTGGCCACATCAAGCGGTAAATCTTTCATGTTGCCTTTAAAACCATTTGCCCCTGCTACGGCTTGGGTAATACCGTACTTTGTTGCACCGCCACGATCTGCGGGATTATTTACATACCCACCTTCTCGTTTAATCAATTCATCAAGATATTGCTCAATGTTCATTTCACTTTTCCTCAGATAATAAAAAACCGCCCGAAGGCGGTCCGTAAGTAAATATGCTATTATTTCAGTACTAGAATAATCACAATAACAATTGATCCTATAACGAACCCTAAATTAGTTATTGCTTGTAATAGTCCTGTTCGGTCAGCACCTTTCTCACTCATTTTTCCCACTACATTTAATTCAGATTTTGTTGTATGCTTAGGCATAGTAGAACTTCTCCTTAACTTTCGCTGGTTGAGTTGAATTAAAAAGCTCATGATTGCCGTCATGGGCTTTTTGCTTTTTAGGTTTCAAGCACATTCAATACTTAAAAAAAAAGATTAACAAGGCTTCACACCATGCTTATCATTTAAACTATCTTAAAGAGATCATCATACTTTATCAATAGGATATTATCGTAAGTTACTGAATTCGCTATAGTAAATTTCAAATTTAGTCTTTTAAAACTTGATGTGCTCTATAAGATATTGTTCGATATTCATTTTTAATCACCTTTAACTTCTTTTTTTAACTCTTTAACAACTTCAACGATGTTTTTACCTTCCCGCTGATTTATAAAATTCGCCGTGATCCGGACAATGAACCAGCCGGGCAACCCACATGCAAAGAAAAATCCGCCAAGCGCGAGAACACCCCAAACATTGTTTACCCACTCATGTAGACCAAACTTCATAATAAAAAATGATCCGCCTGTGATACTTGAAACTACGGTACAAATCAGCCCTACTGCCCACTCTTGAGGGTTCTTAGGCATCCGTATCATCATCACAACAAGTGCAATAAGAGCCGTACTTAAAATGACAACTATCGCCATACCGTAAATTTTAAAAAAGGCACTTGCACCAGCAGTGCTAATAGGTTCGGCCATGATAGGCTCCTTAAATTTAGGTCAAAAAAAAGCACCCGATCGGGTGCTAAGTAAATGATTTAGATTACGCTTCAGAAGTACTTTGAGTTATCTGATTGGAATAATTCCAGTCGGTATTTTTCCATACATCACGTGCAGCAACACGAATGTAATAAGGCGTTGTTGGTAGAAGATCTTTAATCGTTTTCGTAAGTTCTGTACCAGTCCAAGTTGGACTTGTAGTTGTAGGGTCAAAGTTCGGGGTACTGCTGAGCCAAAAGGCATAGTCTTTCAAGTCAGGCACTTCGCTAGGTAGCCAGCTTACAGTTACAGAATCACTCGTTGCAGATGTATAAATATTAATAAGTAATGGCGGCACCGGATTACTAATACTGAGTTCAGCAAATGAACTAATCTGTTCGCCGTTTTTACTTGCCACCCGAATTGTGTATGAGCGACCGATACCATCTTGGATAGCCTCTTCAATTGAGTAACTAAAATCAGTATTAGTAGTATCTACCTCACGTATTTTTACAGCATCGGACCATACTTGAACGCGATAACCTGTAGCCCCAGTTGCTACCTGCCACTGCACCTTGAAAGAAGTACCAATGAATGGTGACTGCAAAGATAAGCCTTTTACACTAGTGGTACGACCACCGGTTAACGTGTAGCTATAGGCAGTAACCTCATCTAAAGTTTGCTCTTTACGTTCTAATCCGTTGAAACTAGTAAACTTTAAAAAGATCTGTTTACCTATAAGATTTTGGTTAAAACCATAATTGAATATCGCCTTATCTAAACGTACAAAAGGCTCACCGGCACTATGATTTTGAGCATCAGCAAAGCGCCCTCGCAATACATCACTTAAGGTATATAACCCTCTTCCGTTTAATGTGGCCACTTGATAATTAATATACTCATCACCAACTTTACAAAGCGTTTGATCGGCTTGGGCATCTTCTAATGTACCGCTGAAGATCTGACTTGAAGTATTCAGTTCTACCTGCATCGCTGTATCATCACTATCAATACCAGTGACAAGCTGACCATATCGCGCAGATCCATATACCGTACCAATCATTTCATAAGTTGTATCATCAAGGCTTACCCAAACATTACAGCCACCCCAATTGATTCCACCGGATACAGCAATCCATACTTGATTTTGGCCATTGGTGAGATCTAGCGGAGGTTCAAATATTGCCGGTGCATTTACATTTCCAGCTTCTTCATTACCACCTTGATAACCATTAGAAGCCTGTAAGTCATATTCAATTGCTGATCTTGAACCTACGGCTAATTCTTCTGCTGTGACTGTCAACTCACCTTGTTCATCTTCCTCAATACGTGTGATACGCACAAGGAAACGATTCAAACCTAAAACCGGATCCGTTAAAGTTACAATATCCATTGGCTCTAACCGGCAGTACTTCCATCCTAGGCGAAATTCATATTCATTACGCACATAAAGCAGTCGTTGTAATCGTAGCTGTGCGGCATGACGAGCTATTTTTGGTTCACAAAAGAAATGATTCTCTACCGGATCTTCCGTACGCAATCCATACATTTCAATATTTGCCTGATCTTTGGCTTCTACTGTTTCGGTGTTGTACTGGTTATATCGATTGATATATTCAATCTGTACATGATTATAAGCATCAGTATCACGGCTACGGCGTACTTGTACCGGTTCCTCATCGTCAATAAAGTCATCATCTGTCAGGTGATAAACCGGTGTGAGATCTGGCGTAAACGTAACGCCGTTGCCTGTTAGTGCAGAATCACCAAAGGATTTAATTTTTAGTCCGTCAGGACTGGGTACCACCGCACAATTTACAGATTCGACAATCTCATTAATCGTCTCGTATGCCGCACGTTGCTCAGTAAAGGCTGGGCTAATCAGCAAATTGGCCGCTCGGCAATAAGTACGAAATTCTGAAAGATCTGCCATATTAAGTTCAGGTGCAGCCCCATAGCGAGGATGTGTAATAAAGTCTTCAATTACATCTGCCGGATTAGCATCGTCAATAGTTTCTGACAATGTAATCGTGCTAATCACCTCAAAGTTATGATTTGAAAGACTCGCACTATTACCCAACTCATAATTTGCACAAGCTACATAACCCAAATATGGATAGTTAATTGCCTGATCCGGATGCTTTGAAACTAGCCAACCCCACGGCGGGTTATTATTCCCATCATATAATTCAAACTTTAACTGGTCGATTGGATCTAAAGTAATAGATCCTTCTTGCTTAGGTACATATTGCTCTTTATCCACCCAGATTAGCCCGATCTTTTTAATCTGGTTCTCACATAAACCGAGCATAAGAGATGCACTATAACTAAATGTTGTATTGCTCGTTTTACTGCCTCCACCTTTCCCGCCTGATTTAGTAACAGTTGTATGTGGAGTTGCCAAGAAATCACCATACCAAAACATATTCGCAGCTACGCGGGTTTTACCGTACAGCAATGGCTGACAAAGCCCATAGGCTGATTGCTGGATACGCATAGAATTAATACGGGTATCCGTTGTACTGATCGTTGTACTTCCAAATAATCCACCCATTATTTCAGCCTCTTCATACGATAAAAGCCCGCTATACGGCGGGCTAAACTTCCTTTGGTACCATCTTGGATGATGACTCCCTGATGGATATAACTATGAATGACCTGCGGCCACTCGGTAACAATTGCACCATGACTAATGCACTTACCGAAATGATATAAAACAATATCACCTGCTTGTGGTGGTCCTTCTACCTGATCACATACACCTAAAATAAGCTCCAAATAACGCTGCCCCATCTGGTGCATGTGCCAATCGGGAGGATATGGCCGCGGATCTAAATAATCCATAAGCCCTACTTTCTCATAGACCTCACAAATCAAAGTACCGCAGTCCACACCTACACCTTTTACGCGGCCTTGGTGATGATATGGTGTGCCTAGCCAAGTTAGCGCTTCATCTACGGCTTGTTGTCCAGTACTCATATTTACTCCATAAAAAAAGCCCCGATTAATAAGGGGCTTTTAATTCTTCAAAACAATTTGAGGCGGTGCGGGGTATGCGTATGCATTTCTTGCATACTCAACTATAAATTTTACATCACTATATCGATTGGCATCAGAGGATGAGCCCGCAGTAACAGCAATACCGGTATAACCATTTTTGAGTCTAACGAATAACAGCATATTATAAATAGACGGCGCAAGCGTTCCAGTCTTACCACCAATCGCCCAAGGCTCACCGCTCACCACAGGATCTACAGAACTATCAACAACAACACTTCTAGGGTTACTACCTTGAATGCTAATCGTGTGATGTAACTGCCCCCAAATTGAAAGCATTGTTGCATTCTTACTGGCATATACGCCAAGTTTAAGTAAATCACTTACCGTTGAAGAATGCCCACTTGCGGCTAAACCAGATGGATTTTTAAAAGTTGTGCTGGTCATACCTAGATCAGCAGCTTTACTGTTCATTCGTGAAATGAATGTTGCAGTATCACCACCCAAAAAAGCTCCTACACTTCTGGCCACTAGATTTGCTGAAGTATTACTTGAAGGAAGCATCATATTAAATAAAGCATCTAGCAAAGTGATTTGATCACCTTCTAGCAAATTATTTCCGCTGCCTGTCGCAATATCTCCAGCTGCTACAGTCAATAAAGTATTGAAAGTCATACCAGACTCTAAAGCTACAATGACCGACATTACTTTCGTAACTGATGCTGGTGCAATAGAAGTGCTAATAGACTTTGAGAATAAAAGCCCTGAATAGTTAGCATTTCCAGATAAATCAATTGGAACTAATCCCGCAGAGGTTGCTGTAAGAGTTGGCAAAGATGGTATAGCTTCGACTTGCTTATTGTTGTTCGCGATCTTCTCATCAATCACGGCCACATCCACACCTTGCTTCAAGACATATTTAATCGGGTCGATAATATGCCCCCATGCTTGGGATGTAGAGACAGCATGCGAATAAAGTACAGTTTGATCAAAGCCAGCAGTATCGACTGTAAAATCAAATGAAATACTAGTATCTACTGTAGATTGCAAAGTGAATTGAACAATGCCTGTGTTTGGAACGATTTCGTATTTTGTTGTTGCTGAAGCTGTCAATGCTTTGACAGTTCCACCAGTCTCTGCAAATCCTACTTTCGAAATTTCTTGCAAAATCCAGCCAAATTTATTTGCCTCAACAGCAAGAGTTGAATTATTCCCAAAATATGAAATTCTGTAAAAACAGTCTGGATTGGCTCCATTCACCTTAACGTCAAGAATATGCTTCTCTAATGCTGCTGCATTCGTATTAGCGGCTACAGTTGCACGGGTCAAAGCAAGCATAGGGTAAAGCTTGTCACGATTCAGTGTAAGAGTATCTTTACTTGCAAACGGTACTAAAGCATCTTCAACACTGATTTTACGCCACGCAGCAACACCTACTTTTTGCCATACAATGTCTGGTCGTGATGTAGTGCTTAATTCCCAATATGCATATCCACTAAACTTGAAGCGTTTTAAAATTCCATAAGTTGCTGGAAAATCAGATGGAAAGTCCAACATGTCACTTACAGCATAAAGCCCTACCGCCAATAGATCAGAAATATTACTTCCTGAAACAAGACCTTTATCTGCTAAAGATACTGCAAGTGACTGCGTCACAGCTGCCGATGTAGCCGCCGCCGCTGACTCCTCAAGACTAATTTTACGCCATCCAGAAACACCAACTTTCTGCCATGTCACATCTGGTCGTGAAGTAGAACTTAACTCCCAATAAGCATATGAGCCAAACTTATATCGTTTCAATATGCCGAATGTTGCAGGGAAATCTGATGGAAAATCGGTCATATTTGAAACTGAATACAGTCCAACATCAGTCAAATTCGTTATTGCTGAATCAGTAACTACACCTCTATTCACTAATGCAACACCCATAATCTCTGTTTTAGCCGCGTCAGTTTCTGCTGAGGTTGCTTGAGCCACCCAAGCAGACCAGCTTGCAACGAATCTACGAATATATAACTTTCCTGAAAACGTTAAATATTCATGCTGAGTTGAGTTTGAATTGCTATGTTTAACAACCCTCAAAGCACCTGCCTCATTAACAGGATAGCCACGGGAAGTATTAGCAACAATTGTATTGAGAGCTGTATAAGTTCCTGAAACTTTTAAGTCATCCAGATGATCTGTTTCTGTTAAAACCTTAAACGTGAAATTTGCGTTTGAATCAGCATAGTTTTTGGCATTCGATTCAGCGGTATTTGCTTTAGTGGTCGCGTCATTAGCTGCTGTACTAATAGCTTCAGACTTAGCAGCATTTGCTTTTGTACTGGCATCATTCGAAGCTGTATTAATAGCCTCAGTTTTTGCAGCATTTGCTTTAGTGGTCGCGTCATTAGCTGCTGCTTCAGCTAAAGCCATTACCTCTCCATATGCATATTCCTTTGCACCAACCTCAGCCGTTACATCATCTACGCCAAGATAAATAATCGCGGTTTCACTGTCAGTGCCATAGGTTCGCACCCATGGACGCATATAAACAGCATTATTTACTGGGACTAATTCAAATGCTTTAGTGACCACACCATTTGAAACTTTAATAGAAGTTGTTTCTAAAATGGTGTGTGAAATTGACTGTTTTTCATGATTTAAGTATTCAATACCAAACTGAATAGCATCATTTAAAGGATCACTTGAATTAATAGTCCGAAATAATGAAAATTTGGCTTGATACTTAGATTGACTATAAACAGCTGGTGCAGCGCGTGGAGCAATATATGTTTCTATATTCTTAAATTTAATGACTTTTCCAATATTTGGAACTGTCGTCAAAATAACATTTACAGAAGGTATAAAAGTACTATTGAGTACTTCACCATAAAGCTCACTACTGAATAAGGTTATCGCATCACCAGCTCTATCAACATTTGAGTTAATGAAAGCATTTACGTTAGCTTTTTGATTCGATGCAACACTGTCCGCATAATTTTTAGCATTTTCTTCAGCTGTATCTGCTTTCGTTGACGCATCAATTGCAGCGGCAGTGATAGCTTCCGATTTAACAATGTCATCTGCATTATCAATATAAGGAAGCATTTCATTAACCAAAATAGCTTCAAGGTTATCATCAACCTCAATAGCTTTTTGATCTGCATAAGCAATCGCTCGATCTAAATCACTTATATTGGTAACGGTCCAATAATCACCGTCTGCTGAGCCTACAGGCTTTTCCCAACGCCAAACTTTCCCTGTATCCAAAGCCTTAGCATAACTAGTATTTTCAACGGGTCGAGAAGCCCTTAATAATGAAGTTGAAGGAAAAGAAGGACTTTGCGCTTCAATCGATTTTAAGAAATCAATCAATAATCCAAGATTGGTTTTAAATAAAGCTTCGGTAACGCTAGGGCCAATAAAGGAATCTTTGTTAGGAATAGCCATAATTTTTTCCCAAAAAAAAGCCCTGTTTTTAGGCAGGGCTTTAGTTAAATATTAATGTATTAGACGGACGTTTCAGGAATTGGAACGAAAGGTGAGCCTCGAAATCTGGCACGGTTGTTAAAACGGTTCTCACAAGTTTCCAGACGCTTATCGCAACCTGAATAAACTTTAATTGTTTGCCCTACACTCGGCACTTCCAGAAGCGGTAACGTTAATAACAACGCACCAGACTCATGTAACCTGACTGTTCGCTTAATTCCTGTATTGACGAACTCCACAACGCCTTGGGTAAACCAACCTTGAGGCTGACTTAAATTGCACAAAATACGATTAGTAGTACTACCTGCTTGCACTGAAGTAGTTACTGAAAAATTATCTCTTGATAAACCGCAAGCACCATCAAACAATGTATTCAAACAGCTAGGCTGATAAAGATTTCTAGGCATTTGAAGTTTGAGATTGTCCACATCAGAAACTACACTTGCATTAATTACATATCGATCAAACTCAGGCTCAATAATCCGGCCTTCAAACAATACAATTGTGCCCGCAGTAGTATCAGTCGGAGTATTCTCATCCATGAATATACGTTCTAATTTAAGTCGGGCTCCATCTAAAATGCCATTATGAAAAGCCTGAACAACGGGTATATCACCGAATTTGGAATTCTCAGCTGTTTCTATTGTGATGGATAAATTATCGACTTCGATACCTAACGAAAGGCTAACACCATCACGGCTTATATTTGGTCCATCAGAGCGAAACTCTTTACCACTAACCATCAAATTGATGTCATAGCTGGTATAGCGATATTCAATGCCTTGAATCGTAGTAATGGTGTACAAATCAGCCATAATGAACTGTTCAGCATCCAGCAAAGCAATTAGTTTTGGTGAAGCTTGTCTCATATCTTATTTCCCAATGAACCAATAAACTCAACTTTTTGCGCTTTCCAAAGATTGTTCATGAAATTCACATATTCCTGTTCATCGCCTTTGAATCGGCAACGGTAATAAAAAACACCATTCATTTGATATTCAATACCCGCTTCAATTGGTTCAGAAAGGATATGCTTACCATCAGAAGTGATCTGTGCAGTTGTCGAACTCCACATATTTTTTGATGTAGTTGCACTCCACATATTTTTAGTAGTGGTCTGATTCCACATATTTAAATTTACTATGGCCGAAGATACTGCTTGCGTGTTACCAAGTGGCATTTGAGTATCATAAAATTGCTTGTAAAGCTGGACAGTGGTTGTAGAACCATCGCTTAAATATTTACAAGTAAACTCATTATCTTGAGGCATCTTAAATAAGAATGAATCAAATGCCCCTCTTCTGGCCAAGAAAAAGCCTTCCAATTCCTTAAGTTCATTTCGCCCCTTACCTTCCCGTAAGAAAGCATAAGAGAGCGAAATTTCATATTTTGGCATAGCTTGAAAACTAGCCCTGAGTTCACGGCCATTAATAGAAGTCATGATTTTGGTATTAAACATAGGAGTCTTTGAAAGATCCCATTCAAGACCGGGTAATTCCGGAAATAATACGTTTGACACTTACACCTCCTTATTTACCATTCTTACCAAATCCACGAGCATAACTATTCAAACCACTAGCGACTGCTCTTCCATTATTTTTAAGAAGACGCTGAATGCTCTTGGCATCAATTGCACTAATATGAATTGTTGGTCCAGCACCTCCGCCTTCAGCTGCAGCCACTGCACCAAAACTTGCACCACTACGCATGGCTTTACCCATTTCACGAATGGTATTTGCATGTTGTGAAGGTAAAACCATTTCATCTTCATGAAGCTGTGTGACTGGATTCACACCAGATGGAATGTCGTAACCACCTCGAGCGGATTTGATCTTGCCCGCTAAGCCTGCCACTAAACCGAACGCAGCAGCACCGGCACCGACGGCGAGAATCGGACCAATGTATGGAATAGCAACCATGGCTTTAAAAGCTCCGGCCATAGCTTCCCATGCAGACATCATGATGCCCTTGATAGCTTCAGCCGCCTTTAAACCCAGTCGAGCTAAACCACCAGCAGCGGTAACACTGGTACGTGTTGCTTCCCCTGCGATCGTTGCACCTGTTTGTGCAGCTTGACCAGAAGCCTCGGCCGCTGTTTCCGCTCCGACAAACCCAAGCTTTCGCGCTAACTTAATCGCTTGAATTCTGAGCCAGCCTTGCAGCTCTTTAGTAGCGGATTGCAGTGCGAATTGGCCCATATCAGCTAGCACTGCTTTAGTTGCGTTGCTCCAAGTCAAGGTGCCATTCATAAGTGACTGAATGCCCTGATCCCAAAGGTTAGAAAGTCGAGAAGTGAACCCGCCGAACTTAGCCTCAAAATCTTTCATTTCCGCATCACTGATTAAGCCCATAGACTTTGTGTCAGCAACTTTCTGATCTGTCTCTAAATCAGAAATGTTATTTGTGATTTGGTTTTGATTACCCTGTTTTCCTGTAATACCTGTTTGCTCGTTTTCAAGTGCCAAACGCTCTAAAAGACCTTGTCGTTTAATTTCGCGTAATTGATCTTCGAGCTGCTTCTCTAATTGAACCTTACGAACATTTGAAATCTTCTTGGCATCATATTCAGCTTGGATCCGTGCCGCTTCAATTTCATAAAGGCGCTGTGCTTGCTGTTGATAATTGTCAATCTGTTCTTCACGAGCTTTTTTGTAGTCCTCAAACTCTTTTAAACGGATGGCAAGGATCTTGTCTGATGCATCCTTTTCAGCTTTGACTTTGGCAGCGGCTTTTTCATCGGCAGTCATCTTAGATTTTTCAATCTCATCTAATGCCTTCTGAAGATCTAAAGCAACTTTCTTTTCTTCGGATGCATATTTATACCGAATATCAGCGAGTGCTTTAGCTGCCTGCTCAGCTTGTTTTACAGCATCGGATTTACCCTGCTTTGCCTTGTCTGATTTTGCACCCTCTGGATTGAGTGCTTTATTTTGGCCGATACCAGAAGTAACCCCTTTACTTCCACCTCTACTACCAAGTTGAGCATTTTGGATATCAATTTTGGCTTGGGATAAGCGATCAAATGAGGGTGTTCCACTAAAAATATTAGATGCTGAATTAATTGCAGCTTTGGTGGTACCAGCAATATCAACCACAGTATCTTTAGTTTCAGTCCAGATAGCTTTTACACCACCTGCTAGAGCCTTACCTTTGGCCAATATCCCATCCGCATTTACAAAGTTTACGGCAGTGCTTCCAATAGTCCTTAGGTTACTCATCACACCAGACATTAAACGCACAAGATTTTGCAAACCTGCTCCAAGCCCAACAATAACAACTGCCACACCCTTGGCAACTGAGCCTAATGTCTGAATAACTCCAGTAAATGCTCCCCCTTTTGTGGTGCCATTCATAAAATGACTAATAACACCGCTTAAAGCTGGCATTACAGCTTGAGCCAATTGATTTTTTAAACCGGTGTACTGCATTTGAAGTACTTCAGTTTGAGCCTTTAATTCAATGGATTTTTGAATTGCCTCTTCACCAGTAATAATCCCTGCTTCTTCCATAGCAGACTGGTATTCTTTCCAAAGCTTACCGCCATCTTGCAATATTGGAATTAACCCAGTGAGATCCGAGCCCATGCTCTCAAGATAGAAAGACATTTGCTGTTGGTTGACTCCAGCTTCTTCCAACTTATCGACATAAGTCTGTAAAGCTTCTACACCATCCATCTTGGACATTTCTTCGGCAAGCTTTTTCGCCCCAGCCGCACCACCTTCAGTTTTAACGGCGATTTGCTCAAAAAAGTCCATTGCCCCACCAGAGCCTACAGAGGCAAATTCCCCAAGCTTTTCATTAAAGTCTTTCATCATGTCTGAGACTTTTTCTTGAGAAAAACCCAAAGTTTGGGCTGCACCAGATAAACCTTGAAAAGATTGCAATGAGGTATTCGCTAAGGCGGAGAATTTGGCGAGCTCAACATTGTTATTAGCTACTTCAATGGCTAGTGTAGCCATACCTGCTGCTGCAACTGCAGCACCTCCAACTGCCAATCCAGCAACCGCACCTGCAGCAACAAGCGCGCCGCCGCGTAGAGCTCCCAACTTGGAAGTAATACCTTCAAATGCCGATCCTATTTTTGAACCGCCAAATGCTTCACTAATTTGGTTGCTAAACCCTTCTGAAATAGACTTAGATACATCATCAAACTGTCGCTTGACACTGGAAAGATCAAACTTAAATTTCACACCTTTGGTGGAATTTTCTATTTGCTTAGCAGAATCAGAAACAATTTTTTCAGCATCATCCATGCCTTTTTTAAGTTCGGATGTTTTTGCACCTACATGAACTTCAACGCGGTTATTATTTGCCATACAAACCTCTTAGGCATAAAAAAACCACCTGAAGGTGGTTTTTAAAAGGTTAAAAAAGCACCCGTAGGTGCTTTAAGCTAAAAGTTACATGCTTTCTTTACGGGATCTAAATTCTTTTCAAATTCATCAAGATTAAATTCAATAACAAATGGTCCTTGGCGGTGAACATTCACCTCAAGCAACAATTTGTTATGTCCTTTTAATTTTTCTATTAATTGTTTTGGCTTTTCTGCAAAGAAGGTTGTATATGAACCTTGTCCATTACTAAATGAAATGTTGAAGGCTTTTTGGTTATCTAGTCTAGCTTTAATAGTTTTGCCCAAAGCATTTCCATATTCAGGACTTAAAGGTGTTTGAGTAGATAAAATTACATCAACCGAATCATCTTGGCATCTGAATGTTAAATCAGGAATAACTGCCTGCGATGGATCTCCATTTTTCATCCAAATTGAATCTGATTTCAAAGTAACGTAGATATTCTTTTTGTCTGTCATTTTGGAAATATCTTCTTGATATTGCCATTTAGAATCATTTGTTTCTTTTGTGCTATTTTCAGTTTTATTTTCAGTACTGCTACCTTTTACACCTAATAGATTAAGAATAACACCCAAAAGAAAGAACCCTATAAATAGAATCAGCACCCACTTGAAAAACTTTTTCATGATTTCACCGGTTGTTATAAAGTAAGCATAATTTAACAAACCGATTACATTTTGTCATACCCAGTTAAATTAGGGCGGCCTTAACCACCCTGCGGGAAACTTTCAAGAACTTCAAGCATATCGTCTTCATCATCATCTGAAACTGTTATTGCTGGGTCTGTCTCTTCAATTCCCATGAATGCTTCTAAAATCCGACAAAGACGTTGTATTCCTATATGGGCGGGAGGGTTACTTTGCTGATACGCACTTAATGCTCTTAATCTAGGCAGATCCATTTCATTACGTACATAGTCGTAATCTTTACCTATAGTCAGCACTAAATGCGTGTACAGCTCCTCCCAATTTATTCCCCCGAAGATTCACCTGTTGGTTTACCTGAACCTGTATATTCCAAGCCAGATGTTTTAGTTACGAGTGATAACACCTCTTCCATGTTAGCCATATCTAAGAGCTCATCAGAAACATATTCACGGGTAATATCCGGATAATTCCGTTTTAAACAAATATGGGCCATGTCTACAATTACGGACACAGGGACATCATTTGAGTTTAACTGTTCTTGGAAACGCTCAAGTGTACCCAATGGTGCTGGAGCAAAAATCCAAGTCTGGCCAGCAATTTCTTTACTATTACCACGTGGGTTTTCAACTTGCTTGAATTGCATTTGCCATTACTCCGATAAATCGATTTTGAAGACACGGTTAAGGTCATCAGCCATAGGCTGGAATTCAAATTCAGGAATATCATAATCGTCCTGTTTTGAACTGAACCCAAGCTTGTTACTGGTACAACGGTAGAAGTTCATGTGCATGAATTTGCCCTTGTAATCACGTTGCAGATCTAATGCAAACTCAGGTGTATAACCCATGTCTAAGTTAGACACGGTAATTGACTTACCACCTGCTACTGTTGCCGAATATCGGAAGCTGATAAAAACAACTTTCCCAACATCCGCCGTTGCAAAAGTATATGCACCAGTTGCAACATCTACGCTGTATTGCCCTGCCGTTGGCGCTGAAGCAACACGTTTAAGTGGAATGGCCTTTCCATCTGTTACACCTAAATCTTTAACAAAGGTGCCGCTATTTGGAACTACTGGAGTTACTAAACCACCTGCTGGAACGATTTCACCATTAATGGTTTGAGATACTGTCTCAATTCCACCTTCAGCAACTACACCACCAAAGAAAATGGAATTTAACAATGTGCCATTAATACGGCCGAACGATGCTTTACCCTTAATAGAGCCTTTACCACGAGCAGCATCAACGGCGAACTGTCCACGGCCAAAAAGCTCTTTTAAATCGAAACTGATATCGACACCTACCGACTGTAAAACTCCTACTTCAACCGGTGTAGGATTACTAATCGGCTGACCGAATACATCTTGGATCGGTGTAGCAAAGATCTTGCCGGCACCAAATAAATATTGAGCCATTTATTTTGACCTCTCTAAAATGACAAAACCGCCATCGAGGCGGTCATAAAATGAATATTTTGTTAATTGGTTGTGAGGATCCTGATAGGGATAATAGCGATCGCCTGATCATCCAGCATGTTTTCTACTGCTTCATATACTTCTACTGTGCCCTCGATCCAGCAGTGCTCTACCAAACCACCTAGGGTTTGATATTCGCTAAATTCTGGATGTTCTGGTTTGATAGCTTCACGTACACGATCAATAAAAATATTCATCTGTGATGATGGAGGCTTTGCAGTATCCGACTCATGGATATAGAGATAAACCTCTGCGGCTAGTTCAACTTTTGAATCTAAACCATTTACCGGAACTTCCTGTTGATTACCCTGTGTAATAAACATGGCTGGTCGCTGTTCTGGCGTTACGTGGTTAAAGTGACGTAAACGGCGACTTACGGTAATCAATCCTTCTACTTTTGTACTTAACCGATCAAACAACGCTTGATAGATTGCTTCGCTATCCACTTGCTAAACCCCGCTCAATAGCTGCATCAATATTTTTCGGCACAATCTTGGCTACAATATCCAGTGAATCACGCATGAACCGCAATTCTCTAAAACGTACATTCCTTGAATGGGCCTTAATATTGACTTGAACTGGTGATATAGGTCGGCCAAAAGCCTGCTTAATCGTTCGCAGATGAGCTTTAACTCCCAAAGAACCATTTATACCAAACTCATGAGCAAAGGCATAAGGGACCAAAGCACCACCAGCTCCCACCGTTCCCTCAATCGAATCCTTATCCTCATCCACTTTTGATGAAACAGATCCACGTAAGCGGCCAGACTGAACATTCAGCCTTTGGCCACTCAACATATCTTCCTGAACAATCCGCTGTAAGCGCAAAGTAAGAGCGTTAATCGTGCGTCTTATTTCAAACCTAACGCGATCATTCATCTCATCAAAGTTGACTTGCTTATCAACACGATAATCGCTCATAGCTTAATTACTCTTTAGCAGAGGCGGTCGATTTCTTTGACTCAACCACTTCAACAAAGCGTTCAAAACCTAAGGGCTTTAAAATATGGATAATGTCATTATCAGATTCTAAAACGCCGTTTTTGATATCTAGGTTTTGCCCGGCAATAACGATTTTGGTTGGCTTGTAACCTTCTGGTGCCTGATATTTAAAAGGCATGGGTATCTCCTATACGACAAAAGCACCAACACCTAAACGATTAGGGTTTGTGCCTTCATCATCAATTGGGATTGAATTTTTTAAGGCAAGGTAACGCTGACCATACATGCTGAGATCATAAAAAGCTTCTTTCGATGATCGGGAATAACTCACGCTTTGGCCGGCAATTGTCATGCTTGAGGCGTTACTAAAAGCAGCACCATTGCCACTTACTGTACCGACTTTAAGAATATGTGCTGCATATAGACCTACAGCACGTTCCTTTAATGCTCCGAACTCAATTTGAGATACGACCAAATCTGCTTCTTCCAATGCATCCTGAATTCTTGCATCTGGCAAAGACATTAAACTCGAATCAGTCGAGAACTTTTCACGAAACGTTTGTACGTCCATATGTTCACCTTATTCCTTAGCCTGATCTAACTTTGCCTGTAGTTGCTCTAGTGTTTCATCATCACTGAACGTTACTTCAAGCTTTGTTAATTCAGCTTTCACGGCGGCCAAAGCAGCTTCATCAGCTGCCTTTTGCTGTTCGCCTGCTGTGTCGTTTGATTTACCACCTTTACCACCTTTACCACCACGGCCGCCTGTTTTACCCGCAGCTTTTGGCTCTTCATCTGCGATTTCCTGAACTTCAAGCTCACCGATATCAATAAGATGTTTTGCAAACTTATTTTTAGAGAGCTTCTTATGCGCTTCTTCATCCACAAGCGTTGGAATACCTGCAGGCAAAACAGCAATACCAGAAAAAACAAAAGCGGCCTGTAAGCCGCTATAAATATAAGAATATTTCATACTGTTTTAATCCTTACACGTGATCCAAGTAACGAAGAGAATCAACACGCTTTAACCATACGCCTTGATATTTGTAGTGACCAGGCACTTTGATATCCACACCAACTGGTTGAGCAGCCAAGAAAGTAACGTCATTACATTTCATTTGAATGCATGACGGATCACGGCGGTAAATAATTGAACGGTCAGCACCTGCCGTACCTTTACCATTTGAACGCCCTAAACCACGGATCGTTAATGGCTTACCTTGTGATGCAAAGATATTATTTTCTTCAATGAATTTTAAGAATGTCTTACCGCCAGAATCAGCAACCACACGAGTAGAAAGGTGTAAGTACTGATTCGATGCCATCAAATAAGTATCTGGCTGTACAGAAACATCACCATCAATGAGATCTTCAGCGTTTGCCAAACTTGCGTTGAAGTCACTTAATACTTCTTCAATCGTTGCGGTAGCCCAATTATGTTGAGCCGTAACAATGGTTACACCTGTCTGATTTAAGAAACCCTTAACCCCTGTAAGCTCATTGCCATACCAAGCGATATTGCTTAAGTGTTTTTCTGCAGCTAGGCGAGCCGCTTGCACTTTGTCAGCTTCAAGCTGCACACCCATTTTCTGAGCAGTTTCTAATTCAAACACTGAATACCAGTAGCTGATGGTACCAATCTTTATAGGAAGTGAAACACTGTCATAGTCCACTTCTGCCACAGGTATATCATTACCGGTCCCTGAATGGTCTTTACCCATACCAACACCTTTTTTACGTGTAAGTACTTCACCACCACCAAAAACGCCGTTTACAGGTTTAACAGGAATATATTTTGCGTAATCCATCACTTGCTGAAGCTGAGGATCCATCTCGTTAAACTCTTCCAATTTAACGAATAATTGGGCTAAAGCATCTAGATTAAATGCATCACCAATATTTGCCTGTACCACTTGAGCTACCGGTGTTAAACGTAGCTTCATTGCCGCCAATTTACTCATAATTATTATGCCCCACGTAAGCGAACAGCAGCCAAGCCCTGCTCATTTGAAATTGTTTCCCAAGATGCGTTCGGTAATTCGGTACCATCTAATGCTGTTGGGGATAAAGAACCTAACGGTGCTGCTGTAGTTCCATTTGCTGTTTTGACATAAACCTTTGCGTTAATGTCTGTGACTGGTGCTGTAACCTTCACGTAAATCGAGCCGATCGTCATAACTGGTGCTACATCCGTAGCTTTATAGGCTTCTTTACCATCTGTAGTTCGGCCTGACTTACCTACGCCGTGACGTACGATAATTCCAAACTTGGTATTAGTTGCACCAGTTACCGCTGAAACTGTTTTTCCGTCTGTACTTCGTACAACCACATCACCATCGTTCACCAAGCTGGAACCAGCTACAGGCAGGGATAAAATATCCTCTGGCCCAATGAGGTGAAACTTCATGCCCGGTGCAGCATCGTATTGCTTAACCATGATTTAAATCCTCTTAGATTTCTTTGTATGCATCTTCTTTGCTGTAGGTCTTTTCTTCCCCACCGCCAGAAGGTTTACCATCACCAGCATTAATATTTTGTTGGTGGTTCAGAGCATCGGCCACCGGGTTCGATGGATGAGTCCCTTTTACAGCCGACAATGCGCGGAAAGTTGTATCGATCTGCTCAGGCTTTGCATCACCTACAGCAACGCTACCCATTAAAGCTGTTACTAAAGCATCACCCGCTTTTGCTGCAATAACGTCACGTTTGATTTGCTCACATGTGCAGCCTTCGGTTTTAACTGTTGGTACCAATGCTTTAGCATCGGCAATCACAGCAGCACGTTCGGCAGCGGCTTGTTCGAGTTTTTCAGGAGTCATCTGGTTCTTTTCCAGATCTCCCACTTTTTGTTCAAGTGTGGTTTTTTCGGTATGCAATTGATCTACCACTGCTTGAACTGCGTTTAGTTCATCACCGATAGAAAATTGCTTATCACCGACTTTAAGTTTCGCAGCCTTCAAGTTTTCCAGCTGATCTTGTTGCTGCTTTAATGCATCCGCCAAGGGCTTGTTATCGCCAATGTCAAAACGAATACCGTTTACACTTACTTCCATTGTTTTCCCCTTTGGAGTTTGCTTTTCGTCACCGATTCGGCAATCACCGCCACAACGCCCGTATTTAACAAGTGCTACGTGATTGCCAATAAAGTTAATAAATTTTGCTTGGTACACCGTGCCATCTGGCGCCGTGCCCTGCTCTAAAACTAATGTGGCTCCATAACCCAGCGACATTTCCAATCGCTCATTGTTCTGGATTAAATCAATACTGTCCTTATCTTTAATGAGCAGATCGCCCAATAGATATTCGCCTTCTTGGCGGACATTCTCACAATAGCCAATGTGATAGTCCTTCCAGTTAGCTGCATTAATTTCATTCTTGGGTGGGTGATAATCAGTAGTGTCTACCCCATCCCAACTTTTGATAGCTTCTGTCTTAAAAAGTTCTTCTGCAGGTGTGTAGACGTTAATCGTCTGATCTGCTGTAAAGCCTTCTAAGTTAGGAAACTCATACGCATAGTACTGACGTACCTGAGGTGCTTTACCCAAGCGAACATTTACGCATTTCAAATAACCTTCTGGTGTATATGAACGTGTTGATTCACTTGGCGCAAAGTCACCTACCTTGAAGCGGTAAATGTTTTTCATAAATTGCGCTCAATAAAAAAACCCACCAGATGGTGGGTTTTTGTTAAAAATTAACTCGGGTAATATTGTTTATATTTATCGATGGCAATCTATAACCATCATATTTCAAAGGAAATTTAGGCATAACATTATTGGGATTCATATTTCTATTCATTAAATTATTCAAATAATCTTGATGCTCTTTACCTAATGTATCCCACCACTCTGGTGACATATATATATTTTCAAAAAAGTTGAATGTCATCTTTATCAAATGATTAAACTTATAATTATCCTTAATTTTCAAAAAAGAATTGACAAAATTTTCTACAAGTTTGTTATCTACATCTAGCCAAGAAAAAACAAAATATCCTCTATCGTTACTTGCGAAACTTGTGCATCCTAATGATGTACGTGGATCAAAATTTTTGGAATCCAGTTGTTGTAATGATTTACCATTAAAATCTTGCTCTGGATAAACACTCCCACTTACCATAAATGGCAGAGGTTCTTCAAATTCTAAAACCAGCGCTTTAGTTTTTCCATAATTCTCATTTTCTAATATGTCATCCATTATAGGCTTTAGTGAATCAATATCATTAATAGCTAATTCAATACTCTTATAATATTGATCTAATAAACTGTAAGCATGTAGTTTCATAAGTTCAGACTGTCCATTTTTTTCAACAACCTCATAATTGCTCTGTCTATCGTTATGCTGGACTTTCTTGTTATAAACTTCTTTTGCATAAGCTCTATAAAATAATGCAAAACACTGTTCAGGGGTTGCTTCAAAGTTTTTCGTTTCAACGGAAGAAAATAACTCTCTATCATGTTCACCACAAAAACCTTTAAATGTCGATGCCTTTCCCACACCCATCAATTTTGGTTTTAATTTTCCTTTATGCTGATCAATATGCATAAAATCTAAATGCATATAAGCATATACATGACCATCTTTTGCGATTCTTTTTAAGCTATTACTTTTAGGAACTGTATGAGAGTCTATTATAGCCCCCTTGCATTTTATTCTCTTCAAGTTTTCCGCTAAACACATTTTCTCAGAATAACGCTTCACCAAAACAGAACCAACTTCAAACACTTTCTTTCGATCTTTATTCATTACAACACCAAATTAAAAGTTAAAAATCAATATAGTGCAAATATAGTGTAAAAAAAATAATCTAACTTTAATTAATCAAAATATCTTCATAATTTGGCAATGCAGTGCAACGACACCGGATAGGCTGACCAGGATGTCCACCATCTGGCGGTGAATCCCATCTAAATGTCTTGCCTTGCTTATGTTGATGATCTGGCCTTACACGCTCATCTTTAGCCGTTTGCCATGTGTATGTCTCAACACCCATTGAAAGCTGTCGGGTTTTGTTAATTTGACCGTTAATCTTACCCATCTGATCACTAGCAATAAGACGAGCACGGTAATCGGTAGATAACCCTAATTGCTTAATTGCTTTGGCCAGCTCTTCATTGGTTTGTCCAGTCTGCAAAGCATTGGCGATTAATACCTCAAGCTTATCGGCATATTGCTGCGGAATAGACTTAATCAAACTGACATTGGCAGTAATATTTAGGTCTACTTCATCCTGAATATCAGCAGCTCGGTAAAACGGCGTTAGATCCACTCCAATAATTGCTTTGGTGTGCTCTGCAATTTGCTTGTCCACTTCCTTTTGAGTATCAGTCACAACTTTTGTGGCCAACGGTCGGGAAACTTCAACAACATATTTTGTGAGCTTTTCCCTAAACGCCGTCATCATGTCAGAAAACCAAGCATCGCCGATATTCTGGCCAACTGTCGGAATGACTAGATCCTTGGTTTGGTCCTGACAGTATTTAGATATAGCCAGCAATTGCCTTGTGTAATAAAGCTCTACACGGCGATTTACGTGCACGGCTCTAGGCTTGGAAGCTTTTCGCCCTTTCTTTCGTTTCTTTGCTTGCTGGAGGTGCGGTTTCAGGATCTGTATTATCGTCGTCATCTGGCTTCACCATTGTTTCAAGCTCTTTGATGTGATCTTCATCAATCACTGAATAAACACCGTCAATAACAAGCTGTTTTGCTATCTGTGGCTCTGTAATGACACCCATTTGAAGATATTTATCGTCACGTTCTGCGTTAGCTTTCTCAACCTCGGCCCGGACCTTAGCATCTAGTTGCCATAGTGGATTGAACACTACGTCTAAGCTTGGAATCAGACGACCAAATGTAGCTTGGCAAATAACTTTTAAAAGCTTCAACATGAATGGCTTTAACATCCATATTTGCTTGGTTGCTATACTGTCGTAATAGTTCCGTGTGTCATGTTCGCCTGTTGCGTTCATACCTGCAGGTGATTGACCAAATAGAATGGTATATGGCATATCGGCAGCACCTGCAGTTTGAATCGAATACTCACGCATAAGTTCAGGTAAGCCACCAAAGCTATAAGACTTAGAGTCGTACTCTTCTTCTTTATCCAAGACGAGCATACCGTTAAGCCCTTTCAGCAAACCGACACTAAGAAAACGTTCAGCAACTGATTTCATGTCTTCTTTGATCTTCTCAACCAAGTCTGGCGTTCTAATCACATCAATTTTTGATTCATGAACAAGACTGGCAGTGGCCTTCTTTACAGCTGCATGATCTAAAAGGTCCTCGTAAACTTCTTGTAAAACACTCACAGGCTCTTCATTGACCACATCTGCATGGCCAAGTTTATATAGGCGTGTGTGGTGGATCCTTTGGTTCGCTTTACCATCGAGTTTAAGCTTGTAAAATTCTGGCTGCTTTAAAAGCCCGCCTGCTTCATTTGGCGGTAAGTACTTTGAAGTATCGGCCTCAATGTGCTTTTTCTTGAGTACTGTGAAAAACTCTAAACGGCCAACACCTAGTTTATTTAAATCGAAAGGTTGATCTAAGTTGCCGCCGTCCACCGTACCTAGGAGAACGTAGCAAACGCCATATAAGCGAGAAAGGATCAAGCTAGATAAGAGCACCCCATCTAAATTAAAAGCCTTACAAGCCTCTTTAAGCTTCTCTAAATCATTATCCTGAATCCCCTCATAGAACCAACCAGCTCGAAGCATGTCACTTGCTGGCCGGTTCACAATGCGCTTAGCTAACCAGTGTTGATATACCGCTTCTAATTGCTCATCAGGAATAACCTTCTTAACAAAGCTCCCGTGTGATGCCTTGTCGCGGGCGGTACCAATGTTTGAGACAAAGTTTGTATACGCCCCTGCATCACCAATTGCATCATGCTTTTTATTTTCAGCCATAATTTCCTCTAATCAAATACAGTTGGCTTTTTAGCTAATGAATCATTAATCGCATCAATAGTTGGGTCCCACTGGTCATCATGATCATGTGACCAATCAGCGGTAAGCCCTTCGATTTCTTCGATATAGTTCAATAACCATGGTGCGCTTGCAGGTAACCATACACGCCGATCTTCAACATAAAGAATGACGTCCATTGTTCGTGAGAGCTTGTCCTCATCACGCTGAATTGCCCTAATAGGTAATGTGGTTTCCCTAGAAATAGATTGAATCAATCCGGTACCACTCGCCTTGTCTTCTACAGCCATGTAACGCAGCTTGCCAATTTTGGTGTTACTGTCTTTATGCTTATTGATAAAGGCTTTAGCCTCCTTCAATAGCTCAGGTGCTTCCCATTTGCCGCGCTTCACATCAATGATGTAAAGGTTATTGTCATAGCCCAGACCAGCACATAAGAACACTGAAAAGTCATTATGCTTTTTGACCTTCTGTGCTGTATCTGCCCATACAGCCCGCCATTTAAGAACAGGTAAATCAAGATAACGTGGGAACCATTCAGCCTTAACAAGATCACCGCCCAGTTTTTTCGGTGCTTGCTGATATTGGCTTGCAAATGTATATCGCGATACCGTAGCGCCGTCTTTATCCTGTCCGCCTTGTTCGAGTTGCAATAGCGATTGCAATGATTCTTTCAATGGCCAATAGCTTTGACGGCCTTTAGCATCACGCTCAACATTACGTGGAATTTTGCTTTGTATTTTTTCAGGCAACTTACTGATGTAGTCATCATCAATAAGCGCGGGAATACTGATCTGTTCCCATTCACCGGGAACGTTACCCGTCATCACAAAGTTAGTCGGATCTTCAACGTGCAAACGCTGCATAATCAGAATAATTGGCGTGTCCGATTTAGCTTTACGCGAGTTGACCGTGTTTAGGATCTTACGGTTAGCTTTACGTCTAGCTGTTTGGCTAAATGCATCCTCAGGCTTTAATGGGTCATCCAGAATAATCGCACCGGTAAAACCCTCATCCGCTAACGTACCAGCACGGCGACCTGTGACTTGCCCACCCATTGATGCAGAATAAACATGACCAGCATCATAGCCATCGACTGTTGTTTTCCAACTAGACTTAGCGTCCGTACTGGTAGAAATCTTTACAGGCCAAAGGTTTTGAAAATCTTCCGACTTAACAATATTTCGAGCCGTTGCAGATACATCCTCTACAAGTGACTGAGAGAAAGACAAATACAGAAAACGGGAACGAGCATTACGCGCTATGCCACGAGCAATAAGGTTTGTAAGTAATTCAGTCTTACCGCTACCCGGCGGAACGTTAATAACTAAGTTTTTAACCTTCCCCGCAATAACCTCGTCGATCTTGTCTGCAATATATTCATGATGCCAATTGACCGAAAACTTAAAGCCCATACGAGGCAAGAAAAAACGCCGTGTAAAAAATAAGTGTTCCTTTTCACAGAGCTCGCGTTCTAACTGCATTTCAAGCAGCTTAGTATTTACCTTTGAGTTCATCTAACACCTGCCTTATTTGCTCAGGCGTTGCAATAACTTGTGTGACGTGTTCGCTTTGGAGCGGTCCACCACCAGCGCCAGTTAGCTCTGTTTTGTTGGTATATTTCCCGCCAATGTCCTCAGCCGCTTGTCTCAGAATGCTAGTAGCAGCAACACGGTTTTTACTATATTTCAGAAATAGATTTTCATAGCGCTGCATGCGTACCGCTAAATTAGAAATAGGTATGGCCTCAGGCTGACCTAAAAACTTTTCCCGAGTCTTTTCAAAATCTATTCTTAACTCTTCGCTAAGGTTCTCACCTGCCCGTTTTGTTGGGTCGTATTTTTCACATTGCTGCTTAGTAACTTTTATCCCGTATTCTTGGTTGACGAGCTCAGCAGTTTCTGTGGGTGTGTTAAATACGGCAAGTGAGCGAACTATAAAGAGTTTTATCTCTTTTTTTAGAGCCGCCATATCCTCAATCCTGTCAACCTACGTCAACCTAAATAGCCAAAAAAAAGAGCCCTAAGGCTCATCAAGTAATAACGCAGTTACCGCAGCATTTTGAAATATCCCGCGCAGTTACAAACGGCGGGTTTTTCGCAACTTCAACAAGACGCTTGACGCTTTCACTTGGGCCCCAGCGCTTCACCACACCTATAAACTCTTCAACGTCATGGCCAGCTAAATAGTGTTTTGGTAAACCAGTCATATCGCTATAAAGTGGCTCGCCGTCTTCGGCGCGCTCAACACCGATGTGATAAAGCTCATGTTCGATTAAGGCGCAAAAGTCTCGGTCCGTAGCTTGCTCACAAAAGCTTGCATCAATCGTAATTAAATAAACTGGTACATAGCCGAACCAATCACGCATTTGCTGTTCCTGGCGAGCCTTGCGCCAACCACCAACGTTAAACATTACTTTTTCGCATTGGCCAGATACCATTTGCTTTTTAACGGTACAAGCTTGTGATGCCCACGCAAATGCAAGGAAGCCCTCATTCTCATGTATGAGCTCAGCAATATGGTCATGGTCCGGGTTATGTAGTGGCCCACCAAGAGTTAGAAAATTAGCAATAACCCATTTCTTTAAATCTGGTGCCGGTATTAAACGGATTGCTTCCTCTTCTTCAGCCTGATCAATAAAGTCTGGCTGCGGGAATGGTCTGATCTGATCCATTAAATATTTGCCTCTTCAAGTTTTTTAACCATTGGCTTGCGTAGTCAACTCTTAACTGTAAAGGGCCTAACTCATTAACTTTAAATCTTATTGCTGACTCCAAACGAACTACTGTATAGCCCATCTCTTCAGCAACATCGTAACCGTCAAGACTCCAAGCTTTATCTTTAAGCTTTCCTTTGCGACCACCAGACCAAGGCCCGCCAGCAATTTCAACTAAAATTCGATGCTCAATTAAATGGAAATCAAAACGCCAATGTTTTGTTGATTTAAACTGGAATTTCTTTTCATATTTAAATTCCAGAACATCTAAGGCTTTAGTGAAATCTTCTTCAGCTTTTAAATATTTTTCAGTTGCCTTAGGTAATGGTGTGCTCTTTGGCTTAGGTTTTCGTTCTTTTTTTCTGGTGAGCATAAAATATTTATCAGGATCCATTTACTTTTTCCCTATAAAAAGCCACCTCAAGGGTGGCTTAAAATTATTAATTAAAATCTTTTTTTCCATGCCCATTTAAAATCATCAGTGTCTACAACAAATACTTGACTGTTCAACATTGGTTTAAGTTCACCATTTTCATCAGGATTTCCTAGTTTAATCATTTGTTTATCTTCTTTTTGCATTTTATGAAATGTGTCTTTACTTATTTCCAAGATCATTCCAACTTCATTTTGATAATTGTGCCTAAAATAATATTTTTCAATTTCATCGAGTATCATCTTTAATTCCACCAATTTAATAAAAAAAAATATTAGATAGCACTTTGGCTTTTATGGTCAAGAGAAGGCTTGATTTTTAATTAAACATTTTTCAATAGTCAACAAAAAGCCCCGCCAATAATCGAAATTTAGCGGGGCTTCTTGTGCCGTAATACGCTCGGCAGGTTGACTCACATTGCACGAGTGTGAGTTAGTTTTAGATAGAAATTCTCATAAGGAATAAATGCATTTTTAAAGCTTATTATTATCAGCCAATACCCATTTGTGATTTTTGTCTTAATATGAATTGACCTAGTAATGGGACTGCAAATGAATACTTGCCGTATCTATTTTTGTAAATTAAACCAGAATTAATTAATGTTGATAACATTTGATTAATATGACTTGCGCTAAAAGGTTTCGCATCCTCTAACTCTTTTGATTTTTCTAAAATTTCTTGCACTGAAAACTCAGTATCACAATTTTCTAATAATGCTACAACATATAATAAATCTCTCTGTCGATCAGTAGCTCTAGCCCATCTCCCAGCAAAGAAATCTGTATCAAGTTTCATAATAATTTCTTGCTGAGGAACACTTATAGGTTTGGAGTTCTCATACTGATTTATAAATAAATCATATACCTCACGACAAATAAACTGAACAAAATAAGGGTATCCACCTGAAATTTTACAAATAATATCTATAGATTCAGTTGAAAGCATCATTGGATGCCCTTCAAGAGGTTTTGTAATTGCTACTTTGACATCCTGTTCGTTCAATTTATCCAAAAAAATAACTCTGAACATACGTTCAGCATAAGTCCTTGCCTCAACTAGTGTTGGGAATAATGTTGGCAATCCTGTTAAGGCTAACATAAATGGAATACCTTTGCGTTGGATAGACTGGAAAGTATCTAATAACAAAGATAAAGGATACTGCTCCTTACTAGCATGATCTGATAAATTTTGAGCTTCATCATAAGCAAAGATAATACCTTTTTTACTAATTCCAGAACGTTGCATTACGTTCCACGCAGTCTCTAAAGCTGCTTTTAATTTATCAGTAGGCAAGCCTGGTGTGTTTTTGTAAATTCCAACCAATACTTCGAAATTTAGAGTTTTGAATTCATGTGTTTTTTGTTCTTGTACAAATCCTATTGAATGCGATGTTTCAACACCTATTGGAATAGAAGAGGTAATAAGCGATAGATCCGTTAACAATCTTATAGCTATATTTTCTTCGCTAATACTGGCTGTTTCAGACAAATCTGTACCGACCCATAACCATCCAGATCCTTGTGCCAATGGCTTAAAAGTTTCAGATAAGACTGTCTTACCAACGCCTCGTAATCCAGTTAAAACTAGGTTTTGCATTATTGTAGTTTGGCTTAATAACTTCAAAAACTCATCTTTTTCAGCTTCACGACCAGCAAGATATGGGGGCATATGCCCTGCACCTGGTCTAAAAGGATTTGAAAGATTCATAGTAGAGCCTATTAAATTTATATATAGGACTAAATTTATACCATTTTATTAAACCAAATAAAACATTAAAAAAATTTCCTATTACATTTTTTTTCAATTTTATTGTGATTTTTTTTAATAAAGGACATCTTAATTATGCATTTCATTTTAGTTGAAAGTTAGATTGCCATGTTCAATCATCTTCATTTAATAAATATATATGATATATTTTGGGCAACAAAAAGCTCGCTAAATGCGAGCTCTCTAATTCTTTTAGGGCTACCAATTCATAAAACGCCCATTTTAGAAATACTTATACTTAACCGTTCTGTCTAAGTCAAGTTAATGATATTTCTTCTGGTTCAAAATGAAACGATCTGGCCAGGCTATTTCTAATACAGTTTTCCCAATTTTCGATACAAGCTTCCGCAATTAATTCGTATGGTTCATATCGTTCAGAATAACCAGATTTAGAAACTTTTAATTTTGCGATCGTAATTTTCTCATACAATGTATAAGGACGTTTTCCAGTACTTGCACATTTTTCACAAAACTTTGAACCGTCCGGATAACCTTTATCATTAAACAATTCCAGCTTACCCAATCCCTGGCAATGGCTGCACATTGCTTTAGTAAATAACCGACCACGCAAAACGACTTCCGCAATACCTTTTGCCACATAAGTTAAATCACCCTGACAATTGTTCGGCTTGAAATTCTTTTTAATCATTTCTCTATGGATCTTACCAGCCAAAAAGTTTCTAACACGGAAAAAGTCAGCAGAAGTAATTTCACCTTTTTTAATTTCTACTTTGCCAGGTATCTCATCAATACGTTTTTTTAATTCTTGCCCGTTAATTATCCTGGTCTCATAAATTTTCTTTGATTCAGTCACCTCTGCAATACGTTCAAAATCAACTCGCTCCAGTAGAAGTTCTGCCCATTTTTTTGCACCTACTGGTAATAATGCAATTTCCCCCAATACCACATGCTTTGTAATTTTCCCTTTACCTTCGCTTTGAGCAATAGCAAGGCGAAGGAACTCAATAAAATCAAACTTTTCAACTAACATAATCGCCTTCCTATTTACCCTTTACCATGATTAAAAAACAACTCGTTAAAACCTTTCACTTCAAAATTTTGCAAATCGCCCGAATACAAGCATGGCCGCATCTCGTGCATGTTCATTTGTACGTTTAGCCCACCCTGTTAGTTTTAAAAAGTATTTAGCATCGGTTTTAGTTTTATTAGCTGCTGGGTGAATCATCATGTAATTCAAGCCTTGTTCAATACACCATTGTTCCCAGATCTGAGCATCTCGTTTAACTGAACCAACTCCTTCACGAGTACCAGCTCCACTTTTGGCTTGTCTTGCATCTGCATTGCCGAACCAAGTTCGTTTACGGGCATCCTCAATAAATAATTTTAAGTTTTGCTTACTATGGATTTCGACTAGCTCTAACACCTTGCCCATTGCATGGGTAATCGTGTGTGAGTCAACATCTTGAAGCTGTCCACCTTTCCCCTGATCTATGGCCACGGCAAAACCAGTATTCACGCCAGTATCAATCCCTATTAAAACCTTAGCCATTATTCACCTCGTTATTCTCCTTCCGAGCTAACCACCACAAAACAACCGCACCGCTCAGTGCAGCTGTGAAAAATGAAATCAGTAAGCCCCATCCTAAAATCTCAGACTTGTTCATGCTGCTGCCCCTTTAGATGGAGTTTTAAAACCCATCTCGATCAAATACGGAATGAATGGTTTTTGTTGCTCAGGATCTACCAGCTTTTTGGCCATACGCTTTCCTGCGTCCATCCAGGATTCACCGGTATGACAAAATGAATCTTTGAAATCAGGATGATTCACGAGAAGTCGAGCAAACGTAAAAAGCTGTTTGTCAGAGGCAAAAGTTATTACCTTCGGCAATATGTTTTCAGAATTGGATTGTTGGCCACTTGAGTTTTTGTTTTCAAAAGAACGTGAAGCCGGTGTTTTCATTTTTGCGTATTTAGCGCGAGCTTTAAGCATCCACTCTGCAAAAAACTTAACCATGTAATCATCGGAGTGATTACGACCTTCGTTAAATCCTTCAAACGCTTTTAACTCTCTCTCAAACCAGGATGCTTTAAAAATCTCGTCGGTATTGATTGATGGATTGATAGAACAAATTTCTAATTTCAAATTTTCCAAAACAAACCACGTATTTTTTTTATTTTGATTAGTGTGTTTTGATAGTGTGTTTTGTGTGTTAAACGCTTTAACTAGTAAAGGTAAAACGCTTTTACTAGCAGGGGTTAAACCGTTTAACTGGTAAGGTTTATCTAGGTAGTTAAACGCTTTTACTAGCAAGTTTGAATATTGAGGAAAATTTAAGCGTGGTTTTTTACTCTTTCTACCCCGATTTGATTTTTTTGGAACAAGCTTCTGATAGTTAAACGTTTTAACTAGCTGCCCATTAAATAATCTGAATGTCTGAACCAATACACCGCTTTTACCAGGAAAATTAATTAAGGTCCCAACGTTATAATTATCGGTTAATGAAAATACATTTCCATGCTCAGATTTCTTATGTAGTTTGACTAGACCAACTTTTACAAGCTCAGTAGTGCATTTAACAACCGTAGGCCGACTTTTCCCTGATAATTTCTCTAATTGAGATATAGATAGTGCATCCTCCTCCTTATTCCAGCCACGTGTCTTACGGTTAATGATCAAATAGATCTTAACCGCAGGATCTGAAATCTTATTCATTGCTTCATCTACAAATGCATTTGTTACTTGAAATGAATTAGGTGTGTATTTACTCATGATGTAAGTACCTCATGGTTTTAATGCTTCTTGAGTTACTCACTTGAGTTCACCTTCCTCAATAATTTGAATGAAAGTACCTAGGTATCGGATCCGCTTAGCTCTATAAAGACTCGAGATAATTACACCAGCGTGATAAAGATTTATGCCATGTACTCCATGTTCGTTTACCAGGGCTTCCATAAACTCATCACGTGTAGCTGCTGCTTGATTTTCATCATGGTTTCTACGTTTCAAATTTTGTTTACGCTCGGCAAGTAAACCTGACAAAGTTCTTAATGCCGGTTCATGCCAAGACTGGTAACTTTGCTGACGTTTCTGTTCTTGAAGATTGTTTTTAGTCGATTGGTTTGATAAATTAGTTTGCATATTCATGGGTTCCTAAATTTGTGAATACGAAACCACTCTTGTTAGCGCAGGAAGTGGTTTTTTTATTTGAATAAAATCCGCATATATTCTCTAGATGTAAATGCATGGGCTAAATACACTCTCGTTGCTTCAGCAATTTCAGGAGAGCAATACACATCACTTTCCGGCACGACCTTTAATTCAAGTGCTGCCAATAAAGACCCAATAAATTCAACCTCAGTCAACCCATTGGTTTTCTTATCAGTTTTCATTCTTGAAACTGTACTTGCATCTACTTTTACTAGTTCAGCAACTTGTCGCTGATTACTTGCATTTAGTGCTTGCAATATGAGCGATTCGTTATTGCTAGCGATTGCAGTTAATTCATTTGATACTTTGCTCATGAGTTAATCCCTAAAGCGGTTAATGATTCGAACTCTGAGAGTGATGGACAAAGTTGGTAAGCCTTAAAACGTCCTTTCGTTACACGCTCAGCGCGTAGAGCAATCTTTTCGGACATTTGGTTCTTACCCTTAAGCCATGCATTTACAGATGGTTGTTTTATAAGTAGGACTTGAGCTGTCTTTGTTTGACCACCTAAGAACTCAACTAATTTTTCGTAGATTGTGATGAGATTCTGGCTCATAACTATCAAACTCCTATTTTGATAGTTAATTTATAGTTATACCTATCATATGTCAATAGGTATACCTTTTTGATGTTTTATAGTTAAACCTATAAAATTCACCTCCAATCAAATTAAGGTTTTTGCTATGTCTGATTTGGCAACTCGATTAAAAGAGGCTCGTACTAAAGCTGGGAAAAGTCAGTATGAAGTAGCTGAAGCAGTTGGAATTAAACAACCAACATACCAAGCCTTAGAAAGCGGTAAGAGCTTAAAGTCTGCTTTTCTTCCATTAATTGCTAACTATTTGGGTGTAGATGCTTATTGGTTAACAACTGGTAAAACTGAAGATGGATTTACAGAAAATGATTTTGTTAAGCCTACTGTGGCCCAAAAAGGAACTGACAATTACATTTGGATTGAAGTAGTGGAAGCTAATTTTTCTTGTGGACCAGGTGAGTCTATTGAGTTTCACTTTGATGCAATAAATGGAATGATTCCATTCCCTTCATCATTCTTTAAAGAAAAACGCGTAGCCCAAGAGAGTATGCGAATCATCAAAGCTAAGGGTGATAGCATGACGGACTATATAAAAGATGGTGACTTAGTAGGTATTGATATCTCACAAACAGAAGTAATTGATGGTGAGATATATGCTGTTTATTTTGCGGGAGAAGGAATGCTTAAGCAGATCTTTAAAGAAGCAGACGGCTCACTAATTCTTCACAGCCTTAATGAAAAATTCAGAGATCGCAAAGTTACCGAAGACAACGGAAAGAATTTTAAAGTAATGGGTCGTCAGTTCTGGAGAGCTGGATAAATAAATTCAATTTAGAAACATAAATAAACAATTGCCCGCCTATATGGTGGGCTTTTTATTAATAGTTACTTCTATCAATATTAACTATCAAAACTATAATTTTATAGTTATACCTATTGACACTAATAATAGATAAAACTATATTTACCTCATAGACAGCAAAAAGCCCTGACAACTTTCCACGGCATTCAGGGCTTTCCACTCACATGAGGTTAATTATGAACGTAAAACCAAACCCGTACAAGTATTACTTAGCTATAGGTGTTTCAGCTGCCATAGCTACAGTGAGTCTAAGCAACTGCGGTTTTCAAACTGCTGAATCAAGTACTAATACAAATAATGTTTTTGTTCCCAACACTGCACCAAGTGTTTACGGCATCAAAACACTTCAGATTACTGGTAAAGATACTGGTATCGCCTCAATCAACCTTGATGGATTTACCTTAGATTTAGACTTTAAGTATTCAACTCATAAAGATAGCTATGGTGTACCTGGTTCTGACTTTATTGCAGTTGATATTACAGAGCTTGGTGAAATAAACGTAAAAGATGCAAACGGCAAACCTTATAAAGATTTCACTGATTATCTCGACCACCGCAATATAAATGCCCTTCTCATTGGCTTTATTGAAAAAAATCGCCTGGTGGAGGAATAACAAATGAAAAAGACATTCACCACACCATTTCGCCAATTTCTTATTAAAGACCAGGAAGGTTTCTACCACGTCCGTCTTGGGCCAAAAATCTATATGGCCAAGCTAACTTTAGATTATACGCCTGATTTTGATAAAGAATTTACAGGTGGTAAAAGAGCCCAGCCTTTCAATTGGTACAGCGTACTAGTTAAAGATTCTCAAGACAGTGAACCACGGCCAATTACTACAGACGAATTGTCAAAAAAATGGTTCAAGCCTGAGTTTAAAGGCGGTGTTAATTATCACCGTGCTATAGAACAAAAGAATCGTACTCAACCCCAACGATACAGCGCAGAGCAACGTATCGCTTACAAAAACTCTCGTTATTAATTGGGTGACATCATGACTAATCAAAACAATGCATTACATAAAATTCAGCAAGAGTTGAAAGCTCCAAAAAACAAAACCAATGATTTTGGCAAATATAAATACCGTAACTGTGAAGACATTCTAGAAGCAGTTAAGCCACACCTAAATGAATTAGGTGCAACGCTGGTTCTTACTGATGAAGTTCAGCAAGTTGGCTCAGTTGTCGTTATTACAGCAAAAGCAGTCTTTACTGATGTTAACGGCAAAGAAATTACTGTAACGGCTCATGCTGGCGTTGACGTTAATAAAAAAGGTATGGATGTTGCTCAAACCTTTGGCGCATCGAGCTCTTATGCTCGTAAATACGCTTTAAATGGCTTGTTCCTTATTGATGACACTAAGGACTATGACACTAATGAATATCATCAGCAAATGGATCAGGCATCAAAAAATCAAAACAACCGCAACAACGGTAATCAAAGCCATCAATCTAATCCGAGCTCACAGGCAAACAATGCCAATAACACTCAGTCTTTAGCTCAGCGTTATACAAATGCGCTTACCAGCATCAAGAATGCTAAATATCCATCAACTCTGGATAAAGCAATTGCCACTTTTGCAAATTCTCAATATGCCGCTGGGATCTTGAACGCTTGTCGTGCACGTGCAGATCAAATGGGATGGGTAGTTAATTCCCTTCCTCAGCAAAAAAAACAAACTCAACCACTCCATCACTGATTAAAGGCAGGAAATAAACATGACTAATTTAATTTCAAACCATGAAGCCTTTAATGCTTTGATGTCCGGCAAAGTTATTCTTTGCCGCCACATCGATGGTGAGTTTGATACTTTGGATCAGTTCCCGGCAACTGTATTTTCTCTACCTGGCTATGAATATTGTATTCAATTACCAAAAATTGAACTGGCTGGAATTACTTTTACCCAACCTCTTACGCTTGATGAGGTTAAGCCAGATCAGGATATTTATCTTGTTGAGTATACGGGTAGTATTTATTGGTACAAATTCAATGAAACACCAGCTCTCAAAACAGCAATTTTAAATGGTTTTGCTCAAGCCGATATTGAGAATGCTCGTCTCCAGCTAAAGGCATTTTGTGCTGCTGTTGGCCGTGATGTTGATACAAGTGATGCGCTTGTCGTTCCTGTCGGAGGTGCAGACAAGCAAAAAGGTGGTAAGAAAAAAATTTCAAAGGCTGCTAGTCCAAAACTAGTTGAGGAAATTAAAAGCGGAGATTTATCACAATCAGAAGTATTAGATCATTCTTCAAATGGAGAAAAAACAGCGTCTCAAACGTCAAACAATTTTCAGCATCAAGTTTTATTAGATGCTTTGAAAATTTCAAATACAGAGCAAGAGGTAGAGAACGTTTGTTCACGTCTTGAAAAAGAAGGCTTTACTGATGAGCAACTTGAAGAAATCAATATTGCTAAACAGGCCCGTTTAATTGAGCTGGACGTTAAAGATATAGATAGCAATGAGGATCCAGATTACTCAGTTTTACATGATTCATTTATTACTGAGATTGGATCTTGCACCTCAGCTAAAGAACTCCAAGCTGTTAAAAATAAGATTAGTGCAAATGGTCATTTAGAAGATCAAGAACGTGAAAATTTAATAAAAGTTATTCAAGAGACAACTTGCAGCGAAAAAAAATCATCAGCTCCAAAAGAAATACTTATGGGTCTAATTGATCGTGCTAGCACCACTGAAGAGTTAGCCAAAGCTAATGACACAATTCTGGCAAGCAAAAATAATCTTTCAACTGAGGATTTACGAGAGTTAAAACTTCATTATGAGCAACGTAAAGAACAACTTTCACAGCTTGATTTAATAGATCCTGAACCTGCCTATCCTGAATTCACTTACACCAAAATTCTTATAGACAGTCTGATTGTTGAAATTGATATGGCTGGGAACCCTGAGGAAGTTAATGCGATCTTCGACCGCACGCGTAAGTGGTCAGAAGCTCAGCGCAAACCATTACTTGAAGCATCACATCACCGCCTTAGACAACTTCAAAACAGACCATTAATTGAGCGTATTCATGCTGCACAAAACATAGATATTTTACGCACATTATTTGCCGAGATCCGTCTGCTTGAAAATGGAACCTTAAAGTATGACGCAATGACGGCATACAAAAACCGTGAAGCTCAATTACCTGGTGCACCTTTGGAGATTGGCCAATGAAATATCGCTACTCAACAATGACGCGCATCTTGCTAGTGATTGGCACTCATATGAATCACCAGTTCGACAATGTTAATCCTTCTGAAATTGATGCTTGCTTAGTGAATGTAAAGTTTAAAGAATCCACATGGAGAAAGTGAAAATGAGTACTACAGCTGAACTTAAAAAAGCAAATGAAATGACTAATTTCGCAAAATATAAAGCAAAAGTTTATGGTGCCCTGGCAAATGATACTTATGGTTTAACAGTTTCTCAATTGGCGACCGTATGCAAGCTAAGCGCAAAAACCATTAAGCAGATATTGGCTGAACTTGAAGTTGAGAAAAACGGCGATGTTTATTTATTAAAGATTAAACAGCCTATTCCCTCAACTCCACAGTTTCCAATTTATGATAATTGGCTGTCTAAAAATATGGCCACACTTCGCCAGGCTACAGCTCATCTAAGTAATAATGATATTAATGACATTATTGAAGTGGCTGGCCGATTAATTTGGGAAGCATCGAAAAACCAGACGGTGCCTGAAGGTTATGTCCTAGTTCCTGAAGATCAAGCCAAAGATACAGCACGTTTAGATTTTATGCTGAAAGAATCTAGAGTGGTCAGTACTGATGCTAATTATGATGAGAATTATGACAAAACTGGTGAAGGGTTTTGTGTAAATGAAGTTTATTGGATTGATGGATGGGATCGTTTAACGGAAACAGTTCATCAAACTAAACGTGAAGCAATTGATAAGGCAATGATAGTAGAAAGCGAATCTGGAGCTGAGAAATGAAAGGTGTTAATAAAGAAGCTGAGATTGAAAAGTTCTACGCTGCTAATGATGATGCAGAATTTTCACCAGAATCACTTGCGGCAATACTTGATGTTTCAACCTCATGGTTGCAGAAAAAGCGCTGTGAAGGTGGCGGCATTCCCTTTGCAAAAGTTCACTATCGAAAAATTATTTATAAAAAAGCTGATGTTTTAGCTTATATAGAACGACGACGCATACAATCAACATCACAAATGGCGGTTTAACCGCCTTTTTTATTGTAAAAATTTAGTAGGCAAACAGTAGGCTAAAAACCATTAAAAATAGGCAAATTTGAATAAATAGGCAGATAGTAGGCAAATAACGTATACTGTCGTATCATGACATGAGCTTTAATATTGTTTCAGGTGTTTCTATTAAAATACAAATACTTAAAAATACTTTTCATGTGCTTATATATGTTCTAATATCGTTTCGTAGTGCTATAAAATCACATTTACCCGAGAACTCATCGGGTTCAGGGTAACGACACATGCAGCGGCATCTTCGGAGCATTTAGTTTTAACTTTAAGAGAAATTCAAAATATTTATTTTAATTTAGCTTTGCATACAGACCTTTCAGTCTAAAATTTTCTTTTTAAACATTAAATTGCAGCTTAACTGATTAATCTACTCCGCCTTCTCTAATATTATTTCTTATTTCTACTCAGACACTCTTCATACCAGCCTGTTTGAAAGTCTTCTATTGCCTTTCTTTTAAAGAAACTGGTTCTAAATACTTTGGCAGAGTAAGCCGAATTAATTAAATCTTGGTAAAGTTGTTTGGCTTTTGGGTCTTCAAGACCATTCGCTATCTGTTGCAAGTCTTGAGATGGAACTTTTTGTTGACGTGCTTCCATGACAGTATGAGCCACTTTTTTTACCACCTTACAAATATCAGGATCACTTACATTGTCGTCGGCA